TATATCTGTCCGGCGGTGCACTCAAATACCCGTTGCTCATGAAGAACTGGTTGGCGTCATAGGTACCCCAGTTAGCCTGATTCAAATCTTCACTGTATCCGTCAACACACCATGTAAGCATCAGCAATGCTTGGTCCATGAATGACTGCTTGAGATCAACGAACTCTACGAAGAGCTTCTCCTCAGGGCTAAGCTCATCCTTGAGCATCAGATCAATCTTTCTTGCTTTCTCAGCTGTCCAGTTATCAGTTTCTTTTAGTACTAGTTTTGTCATGTTTACCTCCTAAGTAAAATTGTTTGACTAAGACGCCTCGCGGCGTTTCGCTCATTGAGAGCTCTTCAGTTAGCCTGATTTAGACTTTCAACATATGAGTCAAAGTCAAAGTTCTTGTTCCACATCTCAATGATCATAGAGTTGTAATCACCCACTGGGTCCCAAGCTCCAGTGTGGCAAGTCTGCCAAAGCTGTTCTAGGTCATCGCGGTCCATGACGTCATGCTCTACAAGCTCATTCTCTAGATCATTAATGACAGCCTGCTTCTTGCGGTCAGCCTCTACCTCAGACATAAGGGATTCTATCAAAGTCATTATCCAACCCTCCTTGATTTAGCCACCCATTCGATCTTGTAGCCCATAAGCGCAAAGATAGAGAGGTCGCGGTCATTGAATGTCTTGGTGCCCTTAAGCGTAGCCAAGAGCTCTGAGGTGTAGCAGTCAGGGTATACAAGCTCTTTGCCGTATACGTCCTTAACGATTAGTTTTAGTACTAGTTTTTCCATATTTACCTCCTAAGTAAAATTAATGGTTGGTTTATACTGCGAAAGCCCCCAGTGAAGGAGGCATTATTCGCGGTGTGCTAATCAGCCATAGCACTGAAACAAGACAGAACACTCAGGCTCATAATTGAGTCTGTCTATCAGCTTATCAAAATCAGCTGTGAAGCCTGCGCTCACATATTCATTTAGCAGGCTGTCTGAGACTGTACCCTCGATGCTAATGAAGGGATGCTCTGATTCCTCCTCATGGTGTCCAACACAGAACCAAGTGCTTACATCCCATCTCTTGATCTCTTCCTTGGGAATCACAACCTGCTCGCTGAACCACTGGTTAAGTTCCTTGCGGTCTGCAATTTTGCCGGTAGATTTTTCTGTAACACTTGATGTCATTGTGGACTCATCAAAGTCAAAGTTGAACCTATCGTTATCTGTTGGGTGGACCCTTTTACCAATCTCAATGCTTCTCACTAAAATGTGACCGGCATCAGTTGGGAATGTTTCCACCTTGGCATATTGCTCAGCGATATCCTTCTTCATACGACCCTCAATAAAAGCTACCAGTTGGTTTGCTAGTTTTTCTTTCTTTTCCATCTTTACCTCCTAAGTAAAATAATGTGTTTCTACCAGTAAAAGCCCCAATGAAGGAGCTTGATACTGGCGAGTAGGGCTAGCTGTTACGCTCTCTCATCTCTCTATCTGATTTATAAACTGACAACCATAAAGCTTTATTTCTTTCTTGCGACTCTACTTCTTGCAAAAAATCGCTCCAATCAATCTTTAGATAATCAGCAATTTCTTCAAGTTTTGCAGTGTCATTATTAATGTAATAACTAGCTAAAAGTTTTTTTAATTTATTTGTTCCTTTCATATTTTTCTCCTAAGTAAAATTAAATTAAACAATGAAGTCAGTGAAGACTACTTTGTTACCGTTGAGGCAAGTGTCCTTGCCGTTAAAATAACCCTCAGCAAAATACTTGCCTTGGCTCCTATCAAACTCACCACGAACCATCACATTTTTATTGTGATCAGCCGGAGTGGTCTTGAAAAATTCTCCCTCAGAAACATCCTTAAGGAGTTTGACGGTCATGCAATCATGGCATGGCTCGTTGTGTTCGTCACCCTTGAAGAAATACTCAATCTTCTCTCCAACGGTTGGTTTAATCATGTTTTTTGTGTCCATAGTAGTGCCTCCTAAGCGTGTAATGGGTGTAAACAATGTCTTCATACCCCTAATGTGCCACCACTAGATGTTGTGGTCAAGCAAATAATGCAAAAGAATTAAAATAAATATTTCAGGCTATTGAGATCATGGGACTCACATAGTATCTTTTGCATACACCAACACTGAACCCATACATGGAATTACAGGAATTGAAAATGCGATTAGATAACCTCGAAAAGAAGATGGACGATGTTGTGTTGGCTGTGTCTATCCTGCCTCGAATCGAGGAAAGAATGATCAACCAAAAGAATGACCTATCTGACCATGAGGAAAGACTAAGGAGATTAGAGAAGACAACCAACGAAAGCTCTGTCTATAAGACATGGATTGAGAGAGGCGTGTTTGTCATTATTGCGCTAGCCCTTGGCGGAATGAACCTGTTCAAGTAACCACCCAAAATCGATAGCAAATATCCAGTAAGTAAAAGGGTTAGAGAGAATTTCCCAAAAAACAAATCCACTGTCAAACACCCCCAATATATGAGACAATTTGATACATGAAAGCACTACTAGAAAGATTCGCATATCACCCTGAAGCAACACTATCAAAGCTAACGATTTCCGGACAGGAATTTTGGTGCGCTGAGCGTGCTTGGCGGGGAAATAAAAAGAACATCTCCTGCATCCCAACAGGCACATATTCATGTAAGGGATACAGCTCTAAGAAGTTTGGAGAGACATTCATAGTAGAGGACGTACCCAACAGAACATACATACTATTCCATGCAGGAAACTTCCCTGAGACAGACTCAGAAGGATGCATACTTGTAGGGGAATCGTTGATGGCAGGAAAGCCCGCAATTAGTAGCAGTAGAAAAGCAATGGGAAGACTAAGAGATACACTCAAGGACACCAATGAATTCGAGCTCACAATCACAGACACATTCCCATACGACTGGTCTTAATAAAACCTGCGTGACTTGCGGCTTAACCAAGCCGGAAGATCGATTCGAATTAACTAAGGCACAGTACCGGTTAAATAAATGCCGCCGGTGCCGTTCAGCGGGGAAAAGAAAAAGAATTAGCTCCAGTCCATACAGTTATCTATCTCACCTATACAGTCACATATGTAACAAGAGAAAAGACACCCATGGATTTAGCATAGAGAGAGAAGACTTGTACGCTATCTATGAGAGACAGGACGGACTCTGTGCCATCACCGGCACTGCCATGACTCACATTAAGGATGGCAAAGGAAAGCGTAAGGGAACCATGGCAAACATCTCCATCGATCGCATAGACAATGATCAAGAATATGACGCTGAGAACATCCAACTTGTATGCTTCGCTGTGAACATTATGAAGCACACTCATGGCATGAAAGAATTCCTTAGATGGTGTAAACTTGTAGCTAAGAATAACTAGGAGAAATACTATGTTGAAAGACAAAACTTACAGCCAAAGAAAGGCTGAGTTCGTGAGCCATTATTTGGTGACAAAGAACGCAACTGAAGCCGCAAAGCGATGTGGATATTCAGAGAAGTCTGCATACAATCAAGGGTACAGACTCATGAATGATGATGAGGTGCAAAAAATGCTTGCTTTTGAGATGGCTGAGTCAAAGGAACGTAACCTACAAGACCATGACGACATCGTGGACCGCCTTAAAGAGGAAGCACTGGGTGATGTTCATGGAGCGACCGCAGGCTCTAGAGTAAAGGCTCTCGAGCTCCTGATGCGCTTCTATAATATGCTTGATGCCAATCAGAAAGTTGAGATTTCTATGAAGGAATCTTGGTTTGATTCAGTTGATTTAGATGAGAAAGAGAATCACCTAAAAGAGGTGAGTGGTTTTAATAAGGACCGCCATTAAAATGGACACGATGCTCGCAAACCCGCACTGTTAAAGGGGCGGGGGTGCTGGACAGGGTACCTCATATACATATATACCACTAAGGACTATAGGGGGGGGCTGTATTTTCAAAATTACAAATGGAAAAATTAGAAACCAAAAAAATTATAGAAGCATTTAAATCGAATCTCAGCGTTTATGCTAAGAACTGCTTAAACATCATCGACAAGCAGGGTGTATTAAGACCGTTAATTTTTAATGACGCCCAGAAATTATTAGATAATATGATAAATGAGCAATATGCTCATCAAGGCAGGGTGAGAATGCTCATCTTAAAGTCTCGACAAACAGGTATTTCGACCTACTGTCAGGCTCGTGGATTTTGGAAGACAGTTACTAAAAAAAATCAGAACGCGGTAGTTATATCTCACCTTACAGATTCGACCAAAGCTATCTTTAGTATGGTCAGAAATTTCTACGATAACCTACCCCATCCATTAGTTAAACCAGAGCTCAAAGAATCGACAACAACATCGTTAGCTTTTGAGCATGGATCAAGATGGAGAATTGCTACAGCGAGAACCGGAGAGGTTGGTCGGGGATGGACAACCAATTATCTACATGGATCGGAGGTAGCCTTTTATCCAAACAGTGATTTAATACCCGGGCTATTGCAGACAGTCCCAGAGGAGGGCTCAGAGATTATGCTGGAGTCTACCGCGAACGGAGCGGGTGGCTGGTTCTATGAATCTTGTATGCGAGCACTAAGAGGCGAGGGAGAGTGGGGGCTATGTTTCATACCTTGGTTTATGATGCCGGACTATCGCAGAAAAACAACTGAATATTTTGAGATGACTGACGAAGAGGCAAACATTGCAGAGTTATTTAAATTAGATAAAGAACAAATATATTATCGCAGACTCAAAATACAAGACCTTGGTTCCGAAGATTTGTTCAGACAAGAATATCCCTCTACCCCGCAAGAA